AGACCCTGCCTGATTTAATGGCCGCAATCCGCATGGCCCGCGCCGATATTGCAGCGGCCAGCAGCACAGACGCCTCTGCGGTCTATCGCGGCACCACGCGCTATCTGGAATACTCGCGTGGCTAAAAAGAAAGCCAAGCGCGGCTATGACAGCGCCTCCTATACCCGGCGCACGGCGGGATGGCTGACGCGCCCGACCGGACCGAATACCGAAATCGCACCCTCGCTGTCCCGGCTGCGCGACCGCCATCGCGACCTGGTGCGTAACAACCCCTGGGCGGGCCGGGCTGTGCAGGCAGTGGTCAACAACGCTGTCGGCTACGGCATTCAGGCGCAGTGGGCCGACCCGGCGCGGACCGAGCTTTGGAAGCGCTGGTTTGAATCCACCGTCTGCGATGCCGATGGACGCGCCGATGGTTACGGCCTGCAATCGCTGGCCCTGCGCACCATCGTCGAATCCGGTGAGGTGCTGATTTTTCGCCGTCCGCGCCGGCTTGAGGACGGATTCCCGGTGCCGCTGCAGATTCAGATTCTGGAGCCGGACTACCTCGACCACACCAAGACCGAGACCACGCCCAGCGGCGGCTGGATATCGCAGGGCATCGAGTTCAACCCGCTCGGCCAGCGCATCGCCTACTGGCTCTATCCCGAGCATCCCGGCGACAGCGTGCGACTGCTGCCGCAGACCTCCATTCGCTATTCCGCCGCCGACTTCCTGCACGTCTACCGCGTGGACCGGCCCGGCCAGGCGCGCGGCACGCCGTGGGGATCCGGCATCATGCTGCGCCTGAAGATGCTCGACGACTACGCCGATGCGCAGCTGGAGCGGCAACGCCTGGCTGCCTGCTATGTCGCATTCGTGCGCGACACTGAAACGCCCGCCGATGTCGCCGACGAGTATTCGCTGTTTGATAAGCTGATGCCCGGCGCGGTGGAAATCCTGCCACCCGGAAAGGATGTCTCCTTTGCCAGTCCGCCCTCTGCCGAAGGCTATCGGGACTATCTGGTCACCGTGCTGCAATCGGTCGCGGCGGGCTATGGCGTGCCGTATGAGACGCTGACCGGCGACCTGTCACAAGTCAATTTCAGCAGTGCCCGGATGGGTTGGAACGAGTTCGCCCGCAACATCGATGTCTGGCGCTGGCACATGCTTATCCCGCAATTCCTGAATCCACTGGCGCGGTGGTTCGACGAAGCCGCCGGGCTAATCGGCAACCCGTCACAGCCGCTGCCGGAATGGACGCCACCGGCGCGCGTCATGGTGGACCCGACTCGGGAAATTCCGGCGATACAGTCCGCGATTCGCTGCGGCCTCCTGACTCTGCCGGAAGCGATTCGCCAGCAGGGTTATGACCCCGACACGCTCATTGCCGAGCAGGCCGCATTCCTGCAAAAGCTCGATGCGCTCGGCATCAAACTGGACTGCGACCCGCGTCAATCCAATCCCGCGCCGGCCCCTGAAGACCCGGCTCAGGATGTCGGACAGGACCCGCCACAACAGGCCAAGAAGCCATGAAACAGACTCTCCCCTTACAAACCCGACTGGCCAGATTCAAGCCGCACAGCGCCGATGCCGAGACTCGCACCATTGAAGTCGTGTGGAGTTCCGGCGCGGCAGTGAAACGCTATGACTGGTGGGCCGATGAAGAATTTTACGAGCAACTGGATTTAAGCGGCGCGAATCTGGACCGCCTCAACTCCGGCGCTCCCGTCCTTAACTCCCATTCCAGCGGCGACTTAAGCAATGTGATCGGCGTGGTGGAACGCGCCTGGGTCGATGGCAATGAAGGCCGCGCGCAACTGCGACTCAGCGACCGCGCCGATGTCGAGCCGATCTGGCGCGATTTGCAGAACGGCATTCTGCGCAATATCTCAATCGGCTATTCGATTGACAGCATGGTGCGGATTCGCGGCAAGGACAAAAGCCAGGCGGACACTATTAACGTCACGGCATTCACCCCGGCGGAAATCTCCATCGTTCCGGTCCCCGCCGACTACCGGGCGCAAGTGCGCTCAGAGGCACGAGTATTCCCTGTGGAAATTGAGGAGCCTGTAATGGCCGATGAAGAAGCGGCGACTTCGGTCGCTGAACCCGTAGCGACTGAGCCGGTGATTGACGCCGCGCCGGTCATTGACCTCGATGCTGTGCGCAAGGAGGCGATTGCTGCCGAGCGCGCCCGCATCGCCGAAATCACCCGTGCCTGCACTCTGGCGCGGATGCCGGAACTGGCCGAGTCGCTGATTCATGCCGGTGTGTCGATTGACGCGGCCCGCGCCACGATCATCGACGCCTGGGCGGAACGCGGCGGCGCCGAGATTCGTCACGCCACCCCGACCGCAGCGACTGAAGTCGATGTTGCCGCACTACAGCGCAAAATCCTAAACCGCGTCTCTGGACGCCCGGAGTAACCGACGATGGCCACTTACAACGAGCCGCAGCGCCCCCTTGAGTTTCTGCTGTACGAAGAGCGCGAACTGTCGCGCGAAACCCTGACCATTCCCTCGGGCACCGCCGCGTTCACCTCCGGCATGGTGCTGGGTCGGACTCTCGCATCCGGCTCCGCTACCGCCACCGCGTTTTCGACCAATACCGCCGACGCCGGCGCGATGGGCACGATTACCGTAGGCGCTGCGGCGAAAGTCGGCACCTACACGCTGGTCATTGTTGAGCCGGGCAGCAATGCCGGTACCTTCGTCCTGACCGACCCGGAAGGGCTGATCGTCGGGCGTGGCGCTGTCGGCTCGGCGTTCAATGCCGGCGGTCTGGCCTTCACCCTCGCCGATGCCACCGCCGACTATGTGGCGGGCGATGGTTTCCATATCGCCGTCACCGGGACCGTGAAATACGTCCCCTATGACGACGCCCTGACCAACGGCGCAAACGTGGCGCGGGCCATCGCCCTGTACGACTGCGACGCCAGCGGCGGTGAAAAGAGCATCGCCGGTATCGTGCGCCTGGCCGCCGTGAAGACCGCCTCTTTGGTCTGGCACGCCGACGCCGACGCCACCGCGAAAACCAAAGCCTATGCCGACCTGGCGAAATCGACCATTCTGGCCCGGAGCTAACTCATGGATATCTACCGCGATTATTTCTCCCGCGAACAGCTCCTGCTGTCGCTGGCCAACGTCCAGTTTCAGCCGGGCCAGATTGGCGCATCCGGTCTGTTTGAAACCCTGCAGTTGACCGGGACCACCTTCGCCATCGAGGTCACCCCCGACAACAACGTTGCCGAGATGACCGCCCGCCCGCGTGGTGCGCCTGCGCTGCCGGTGAATCTGGAAAAGCGTTTCGTCGAAACTTTCACCATCACCAGCGGCTATCCGCAGGTCGGCACCGTGCTGGCGGATGAAGTGCTGAACATCCGCACGGCGGGCACCAGCGGCGCGGCTGAAGTGCTGACGCAGCGCCGCGATGAACTCGTGTCGAAGCTGACCCGGCAGATGGAATGGCAGCATGAATATCTGCGCATCGCCTGCCTGAACAGCCCATCGAATGCGCTCGGCTCTGCCCCGGCAGCGGCGGTGGTCGCGTTCGGCTCGAATGATAGCGCGCTGCGTACCGCCATTCACAACAACATCATTTTGCCGATGGAATCCGCACTGGGCGGAATTCCCTATAGCGGTCTGGACGCCTGGTGCAGCAATGACTACTGGGTGGCGTTCATTGAATCCAAGACCGTCAAAGAAACCTACCTGAACTATCAGGCCGCTGCCGAATTACGCGGCAGTCCGGCGGATATGTTCGAGTACGGCGGCATCACCTGGCGGCGGGTGCGGGCCGGCGGCAATATCGCCATCACCAGTGGCCAGGCCAAGATTGTCCCGCGCGGCGTGCCCGGTCTGTTCAAACAGGCGTTTGCCCCGAATGACACGCTCTCCAGCGTGGGTCAGGGCGCACTCGGTCAGCCGTACTACATCGCCAGTAAGATTCTGGACGATGACAAGGGCTTTCAGATCACTCTGGACAGCTACCCGATGATGCTCTGCACGCGCCCGACCTGCGTGCTGACTGTTGACCTGAGCTAATGAACCGCGACCTTGCCGCTCTGTTTCAGTCCACTACCGTCAAACTGATGGCGGTGTTTGGGCGGCAGGTGACGCGCGTTTCAATAGACGGCGACGAGTCGCCCGTGACAGTCATCATCACCGACGACATGGGCAGTGTCGGCGAATACGGCGAACGCCGGGAACCGCGCTGGACGCTGGATATTGCAGCGAGCACCGGCGCGGTGGTCGGTGATGTCTACATCGACCCCGGCATTGCCACGCCGACCGACCCCTATCCCGATGCCACGGAATGGACGGCGGAGCAGCTTTTGTCCGATGACGGCTATATCCGCACATTCGTGCTATCCCGGAGAACGGTGTGAGCGGCGTCACGAAAGCCCTGGCGGACCTGAAAACCAAGCTTGGCGTGATTGCGCCGGTGCGCACCGGTCGCGCCGCACTGGAGACCTCCAGCGCCGCGTTGCCGGTGATTGTCGTCTGGAGCACTCAGGACCAGCCGAACGGTGAATCAGGGTTCAACTCAATCGGCTATACGCGAACCGTCGTCATCGAAATAAAAGTCGATGCCGCCGGCGAGTTCACCGATACGCTGGACACTGCCCTATCGGCATTTCGCGCGGCCATTCAATCCGTCATTCCGGGCCAGGCGTCTCTATCCGGGGCAGTGGCGGTGCGTGAAACCGGCGCGCGTTTTTATGTGCCTGAATCGGGCTCGGGTACGGCCATCAGTCAAATCACCCTCGAAATCGACTATATCGAACCATTTAGGAGTCTCTCATGACTATTGCTGTCGCGCCGCGCGCCATTTATCTGCGGGCCGCCATGAAATTTGGCGTCTGGTCCGGTGACACCGCGCCCACTCAGTACTATGACCCGGTAAATTTCACCAAGCTGGCCATCACCAGCCAGACCCAGACGCCGGAAAAGCTCATTTCCAATATGTACGGCTCGTTCGGCGAGGCGCTGGCGTCCGTGATGAAGGCCGACGCTGCTGCCAGCATTGCCGCTGATGCGGACTACATGCCGCCAGCGCTGTTTAGTCTGCTGCTGGGCGCGGATATCAGCGAAGTCAGCCAGACCACGGCCACCATTGCCGACGAAGCAATTACGCCGGCTGTCGGAGTCTGGGTGCCACTGGCCAATAAATACCTGGCCGCGCACGGCACTGGCACTGAAATCGTCGCCAAGACTTCGGCGGATGCGACGATTGCCAGCAGCCACTACGAAATCGACCTGACCAACGGCCTGTTCAAGGCCCTGGACGCGACCGGCGCGACTGTCGCCAAGCTGTCCTATCACACTGCCACCCGCACGTCAGAGGTGTACAAGGGCGGCAAGGCCAAGAGCAGCTATGTCAAGCTGATGGGCCACGGCATTGAGGAAGTGTCCAAGCGCCGCGTGCAGATCATCGTGCATAAGGCTCTGCTGGCCGCGAGTTCAGAAGTCGATATCGCAGCGGGCGGTTTCATGAAGGGCAGTTTCAGTGGCGACCTGCTGACTCCGACCGGGCAGACCAGTCCGTGGGAGTTTAGCTACCTGGATGAAACGGTCGCCTAATGGCTATTACCCTCGGGTCATTTGTCCTGCCGGATGGATTGGTATGGACGGATGAACTGAATTGGACCCCGGTTGTGCAGAGTAACGCCTACTCGCTGACCGGGGCTTTGATTGTGCAGCGCGCGACTCGGCTTGCCGGGCGTCCAATTACGCTCAGCGGGCAGAAGTCGGGCGATACGCATACTGCGTGGATGTCGCGCGCCGATATCCTGTCCCTGCAGAGTCTCATTGAGGGGCTGACAGTGGATGCGCCGGGTACGCTGACGCTGCATGACGGGCGCTCCTTTTCAGTCATCGCCAACATCGACGGCAATCCGCCCTTATCGGCTGAACTGCTGCCGGCAGCGGGGTCATTCATCCCCGCCAATCCCGACTCTGATAGCCTGTATTCCCTGACGGCTATTCGCCTGCTGACGGTCTAATTCATGGCTGAGAATCGCAATCTCGCACTGCAACTGCTGATTACCGCGAAAGACGAGGCCAGCTCGATTTTCGACAAGGTATTCGGCGCACTCAATGACGGAACGAATGTCATTGCCACCGCAGTGCGCAACGGATTCTCCAATCTATTCGGCGGCGCGATTGACAGCGCGGCGGCGTTTGAAACGCAACTGGGCAAAGTCGTCGCCAAGGGCGATGAAAGCTACGCTGACACCGCCAAACTCAAGACCGGATTGCAGGATTTAGCGGCGCAGTTCGGCATCACCGGCACAGAAGCGGCGCAGGGTATGGAAGTGCTGGCCGCTGCCGGCCTGAATGCCGGCGATGCCATGAAAGCCCTGCCGGCGGTGCTGAACCTGGCCAAGATTGAAGGCATCAGTCTCGACGATGCGGCCACAAAGCTGAGCGACTCGCTGTCGATTGTCGGTCTGAGTTTTGGCGAAGCCGGGCGCATGGCCGATGTGCTCGCCAAGGGCGCGAACATCAGTACCGCATCGGCTGCCAGCCTGGCCGAAGCGCTGTCGGTCGCGGGTGGCCAGGCCAAATCGGCGGGCATGGATTTGGAGGCGACCGTTGCCGCGCTCGACCTGCTGCATAGCGCCGGCATCAAGGGCAGCGCTGCCGGTACCTCGCTCGCCGCCATCCTGACCCAGTTGCAGAACCCGGCCAGCAAGGCCAGTCAGGAGCTGGACAAGCTCGGCATCACCAGCCGCGACCTGGGTGATGTGCTGGACGGACTGAAGGCGCAGGGCGCGAATTCGAACGCGGCTATTCTGGCATTCGGCGAGACTGCCGGCCCCGGATTGCGGGCCATGATCGAAAAAGGCAGCGCCGGACTCAAGGACTATGACGCGCAACTGCGCAATGCCGGCGGTGCAGCGAGTGAATCAGCCAAAAAGCTGAGCATGGATTTTGACTCAGCCGTCAAGGCACTATCGGCGGCGTGGGATACTGTCAAAGTCGCATTTGCCGAGCCGGCATTAAAGCCGCTGGCCGACGGCGCGCGCGAAGCAGCGGATGCCCTGAATACCGCACTCAAAGACGGCGCACTCAAGCCGGTTCAGGAGGCCATAAAAACCTTCGCCGAAAATGGCGTATCGGCGATTAGGGACTTCGTAAAGGCCTTTGATTTTGAGTCGGCTATTGCGGCCCTGCAGGGATTCGCAAACAACTCGAAGCAGTGGTTCGGCGAAATCAAGGACGCCGGCACCACCACCGCCGACGCGGTGACGGTGGCATGGAACACGTTGACCGCGATCTTCAAAGGCGCGGCCGCCGCCGTTTCCACGGTGGTGACGCTGATTGTCGGCGACTTTACGCTGATCGCGGTCGGGCTGAATAAAATCGGACTGGTGTCCGATGAGACCGCGGAGAAATGGAAAGCCGGTTTTGAGTCGATGAAGCAGCGCACCGAGGAACTGGCCAAAAATGCGGTGCGTGATGGCAAGGAGGCCGGCGAGGCACTTGTCCGGCTGGCGACCGATACGGACAATGCCACCGTTGCGTTGGGGGCGCTAAAAAACCAACTGCCGACCGATGAACTGAAGGCGCTGAAAGCGCAAGTTACCGCCTATACCGAAGCGCTGCAACTGGTTGCGCCGGGCTCGCAAGCCGCTGTTCAGTACACAACGCTACTCAAGGCGGCACAGGCTGAACTGGACCAGGCGCTAGGCAAGACGACCGTCGCCGCCACCGGCAACGCCGCCGCGACCGAAAAAGTCGGAGCCGCGCTAAAGTCCGCGTCCGCCGATGCGGCTCAAGCCAAGCCGGCTTTGGATGAGTACCACGCGCTCTGGCAGAAGAACGCGGAAGGCGCGACGCAGCTTGTCGAAGCGACACTAAAGGCCGGCGGCGGAACTGCGGAATTAACGCGGGTTGTCGGTACTGCCCGCGCAGGGATGGAAGAATGGAACGGGACGCTGGTCAAGAGCCATGATGGCGTCACAAGCCTGGGCGACGGCCTAAAGCTGACCATCGCGCCCTTGACCACGGTGGAGGAAAAGACTGCCGAATACAACCGCCAAATCAAAGCCGGAATGGACAATGCCGGCGGCTGGCGGTCCGGCATGGAACTGAATGCCGTCAAGATGCTTGGGTTGCGTGATGCGTCTCAGGCGACGGCGGAAAAACTGGCCTATCTGCAATCGGTCAAGGACCAAATCCCGAATGCCGACAAGGCGATTGCCGAAGCGACCTTTGCAGCCAATGCCGCGCTGAATTTATACACCAAGGGTATCGACGAGAACATCGACCGGCTCGAAGCGAAGAAAGCCGCAGTCGAGCGCGCGAATGGCATCGAGCAGACCAGCTATGACCTGTTGATTGCGCAGGCCAAGGCAGAAGGCGAACTGGCCGCGCTCAAGGGCGACACGGCTGGCGCGACTCGTGCGCAGTCCGACGCTTACGATTTGCAGGTACAAAAGGCGCAGGCGGCGATTGATAAAAAGGCCGAGGAAATCGCCGTTTATCGCGACCTGATTGCCGCGACTCAGGAGAAGCTGGCCGCTGATGGCACGCTGGACGCTGCCGACAAAGCGCAACTGGCGACGATGACCGACACCCTGACCGCGATGCAGCAGGAGCGCGAAGGGATGCAGCAGAACCTGCAGACCACCATCGACCTGGCCGACGCCAAAAAGGCGAAAGCCGAGGCGGACAAAAAAGCTGCCGAAGAAGCCGCCGCTGCTGCCCAGCGCGAAAAGGAAGCCGCTGAATCCCGCGCCAGCGCCGAGAAGGCGGCCAGCCAGGTTATGAGCGATGCGTTGTCGGTGCTGCGTGACACCGGCGGCGAACTGGATGTGCTCAGCCAACGCTTCTACGAACTGCAGGGCGCAGTCACGGCACACGCAGCGGGCTGGGATGGCTGGGCGGCGGGTACCGCTCGTGCCGCGCAGGAAGTGAAGGCCTCGTACGAGACACAGAAAGCGGCGGTCGATGCCATGACCGCGACCCTGCAGAACTACGCCGACACCGGCGAATGGAGCACGACCGTCCAGCAGGCGATGGTGCAGGCCGGCGGCAGCATGGTCGAGCAGTTCGACTTGATGGACCAGCAGAGCCTGGATGGGCTGCGCAGTGCGCTGGACAGCGCCAACGAAAAGCTGCGCGAGATGCAGGAGATCACCCAGAGCGCGCGCGAACGCCTGGCGGAACTGAACGCCGACCTGCTCGAAGCGAAAGGCGAGGACAAGAAAGCCGAACTGCTGCGCCAGCAACTGGACTATCAGCAGCAACTTGCAGAGATCGAGCGGCAGCGCCAGGAGGCCGAGAATGCCGGCAATACCGAGGCGCTGGCGGTGCTGAATGAACAGAAAAGCGTGCTGGAGGAAATCAACCGCGTCAAGATTGCCAATATTGAAAAGGAGGATGGCAACATGGCCGCAGTGACCCGGACCACTCAGCAGTATCGTGACCTGAGCGGGGCCATTGGGGCGGCGCGTGATGCGGCTGCTGGGCTGGCGAAGACCGATTTGAGTGGACTGGCAGCCAGCACTGAAAAGATTAAGTCGAACTTCTCGGATATCAGAGGGCTGCTGTAATGGCTGAAACCATCACCAGCCTGATTGATGCCCTGGCCGAGAAAATGAAGACGGTCAGCGAACAGGGCGCGGCACTCGTCGAGGCATTCAAGGAACAGGCTGCCGCGCTGAATGAGATGAAAAGCGCGGCGGAAAGCGCCAGTACGGCGATCAGCGGGTTGGGCGGCATCGCTTCTCAGGACACCTGGACTGGAACCGGGGGATGGGATGGCATTTCCAAATGGGACATGCCGAGCATGGTGGGCGCGTCCCTAGCGAACTCAAGCAACGCCCTCATTATTCAGGCGCAGTCCGCAATCTCCAGCGGACAAGAAATAAATATGCAGAACGCCATTAACTCTATGCTTACCCAAATCGAAGGCGCTCAAAAACTAATCGACTCTGCAAAAATTCAATACGATGCCGCAATGGCTGCAGGCAATACCCAAAAAGCGCTTAACATCAAGCAGACATCAATCGACGTTAACAAAAAATTCATTGAAAACGCCAAAGCTCAAATAGACAGAATTGGCGCTGAGATGACGAAAGCACAGCCACAAAAAACCTACCGACTGGAAATCAAATACAATACCGGCACACAGTACATTGACGTGGTTGGTTACGATCAGGCTATGGCGATGATTGGCGCGCTAGGTAACGCGGCGAGGCTGGTCTGATGGGCATGACCGATGACATGAACAGCGTTGCAATCGCGCTCAGTTCGATTGAGTCGTCGGTATCGGGTATTTATGATTATCTGGGAAATATTAAGTCTAATATTGAAGATTCTTATAACAGAGGATCGGTGTCTGGAGCAATAAGGGCTTCTTTAAAGCCGATGATTGCGCTATTCAAAAAAGCCGGGCTCAGGATTGAAGATAAAGACAGAATAGAGCAGAGCATTTCGGAACTAGCAAAGCAGGTTGCTGCAAATCTTCGGATTAGCGGATTCGGTTGGACGGCTGCTGAAGTGTGGCTTGAGAGTGACCTCGAGACGCTATGGCGGAACACAAAAATCTATCTAAATGTATCGTCCGGACTGCGCAAAAGATTACCGAGAGACATATTAAGCAAAGCGGATGGTGTGATAAACGCCGCTGAAAATGCTCTATCCTTAATTGACCTTACGCTGCGTGTAAGAACGGTTGAGTTTTTTGAAAATGACAAACAGGCCAATGATTGGCTTATTGATGTTATTGAAAGAAGGGAAAGACCAATACCGCGCGCTGTCAGTTGTTACATTGAACTGCAAAGGATGGCAAATTTTCTGCGGGCGATAAATGACGTGAGTTATGGCAATAACCGTATGGGAGACATATCGAGCATGCTGGCTCAAGCCTTTAATCGGGCTTTTGAAAGTCTGGCCGGGTTCTCCAGGGATTTCTCTGAGCTTGCTGTGCTGGCAGAAATGCTGATTGATGCAAATCTATCGCTTGATGATATGGCGGGCATGAATGAAATCGTGTCTATGTGGGAATCCATGCTCGGGCTGTCGGCTGACGCCATGATTGCGCAGGAAAGCAGTGCATACACCATCCAAATCGTAAAAGACAACAAAACCCAGACCATCACGACACTGAACGACCCGGCTGATTTTCTGGCCGCACTGACAGGACTGTAGCCGATGCCGATTGTTGCCGATGACCTGAAGTTTATCGCCGCCGAGCGCATGAGTGACCAGGATGATGCGGGCGGTTATCCGTCTGCTGCCGTTGTGCTGGACAATGCCGACAACAGCGTGTTTCCCGATATTGCCAGTGGCGACCGGATTGGCGGGCGCACGCATCTGCGCAAGATACACGCCGCTGTGCGCAGTCAGGACAGTGACGCGCTATTGGCCGCCCGCGTCTATATCAGCGAGCCCTACGCGGACAGTGACACGTCAGTCAGTATTCTGGTCACCGGAGTCAGCGAGGATGATCGCTACGCCGCTGCGGATACGCTGTACACCTCCGCGCAGCAGGACATCAATACCAATCTGCGGCTGTTCCAGACCTACAACGAAGGCGAGTCCACGCTGACCGTGTATGCCTTCACCAATCAGAAAGCGCCGTGGATTAAGCGCATGCCGGCGGTCGGGGAAATCATCTATCTAGAGGATGAAACGCAACTGGCCCGGCAGTATGTGCGAGTGATCAGCGTGTCGATGTTTTCCGGGACCGGCTACACCAGCGGAACGCTGACCATTCAGCCACCGCTGCAATTCCAGTTCCGGGGCGGCTGGAGCGACAACAATGATTACCTGACGCCCACGCAAATCTATCTAACGCGCGCAATCCCGATGGCCTACGGCGTCTATGGCATCACGCCGCTATCCGACGCAGTGGCGGCGGGCGCGACCACGATTCGCGCGCAGACGCTCAGTGCGCCGATTGCGCCCACGATTACCGACGTGCGCGCGGCGACATGGAAGGCACCCAGCGGACAGGCCACGCGAGACGTTGCGGCGGTGGACAGCGTCACGCAGGCCGCTACGCTGGTTAGCGGGATCGATGTGGCGGATGTCTCGGTCAGCTATCTGGACAATGACGCATGGGTGACGATTTCCGGCGCTGATACGCCGGCGCGGTTTGCGCAGTCCGACACCGTGTTTTTCGTAGCGCTGGATGCGTCACCTTTCGTCACAAAAACCCGAAGCGTGACGGTGCCGACGCCCACCACGGCATCCGCGCTGACGCTGCGCACCGGCATTGAAATCATCCCCGGAACCGTGGTCATGACCGCCTACCGCGCCGATACCCGCGAGCGCCTGGACGCCACCGACAACGGCGCAGGCGTCCTTGTCGGCTCGTCGCTGTCCGGCACGGTCGATTATGACACCGGGGTTATCACGCTGAGCAGCAGCACCCCGGTGACGCCTCTGGACGCCAACGCGGCTTATGGCTGTATTCGTCCGGGGCTGTACGCTGCGCAGGGAATCAACCTGACGCCCGCTGCCACGTTCCGGTTTGTGGCCAGCGGCACCGTGGTGGACGGGTCATTCACCTTCACCGCCTCGCGCGCGGACACTGGCGCGACGATTACCGCCACCGATGATGGCAATGGCGGCATTGTCAGCACGGACGGCATTACCGGCAGCATCTCGGGCAGCCTGGTCAGCCTGTCATTCCAGCACCCCATTTACACCTCGTCGGCACGCGCCAGCTACCGCTATCAGAGCACCGGATCGCGATCAGGCACTGCGGACAGCGTCACCGCGACATCGGCGACAGTCTCCCTGGGTGCGGCGGCAACAGCCGGCACCGTGACGGTCAGCGCCGTGGACGATGCCAGCGGGGCGCGCATCACTGCCACCGATGACGGTCTTGGCGCGTTCAACGCCAACGGCATCACCGGCACGATTGACTACAACAGCGGGGCTGTGTCCCTGACGTTTGCCGACCCGGTCCGCTACACGAATCTCACTGTCACCGCCACCGCGCGCGTTGCACCTTCGGCGATGCTGTGGAGCTATCCCTCCACCGACCCTACCGGCACCACGCTGAATCTGCGCCTGACCGCACCCGTATCGGCGGGCACGGTGGAAATCAGCGCGCTGCGGGCCGCGGACGGCGTCATGATGCGCGCGACGGATGATGGACTGGGCGCAATCAGCGGCGACGCCACCGGCAGCATCGCCTACAACTCGGGCACGATGGCTTTGGAGTTTTCCGCTGCCGTGACGCTCAGCACGGTGACCGTCGCCTATTTCTATCGCGTGGCCAGCGATGCAAACAGCCTGGTAGCCGGCGGTATGGATGTCGTGCGCCTGCCGGCGAGCAAATCATTTCCGCTGATTCGCGCCGGTGACATCGCAGTGATTCATACCGCCAGCAGCGAGGCGCTGCCGAATCCCGCCGTGGTCGAAACCACTTATCCGCTGTCACAGAACGACGTGGATCGAATCTGGCTGGAGGATGCCAGCGGCACACAGCTGCCGGCGAGCGCCTATCGAGTGGATACTGTCGCGGGCACCGTGACGCTGAATACCGGCGTGGATGTCAGCGACTATGCACAGCCGCTGCAGGCGTGGATGGCGCTGTATGATGAAGCCATCGCAACGGCAGTCAATGTGCGTGAGAAAACCGTGCGCCTGAATCGCCCGCTGAGTCGGGCCTATCCCGCCTATGCCTATTTATCCGCAGCAGTCCCGGTTGGTGATATGGCGGCGGGTATCAGCGTGCCCTTCGAACAGCAGGCCTGGACGAATGTCTGGCAGAATACGCCGGTCGGCAACCCGATTGCGGCGCAATTCAACAGCACGCAATACCCGATTACGGTCCGCAATGACGGCGCTATATCAGAGCGCTGGCGCATCAGCTTTGCCACGGCCACGACAGTCGATGTGATCGGCGAGCATGTCGGCGTCATTGCCAGCGGTCTGCCGATTACATCGGCTATTGCCCCGCTGAATCCCTACACCGGACAGCCGTATTTCACGATTCCGGCGCAAGGCTGGAGTCTCGGCTGGACATCGGGCTATCAGCTCCGGTTTAACACCACGGGCGCCGATTTTCCGCTGTGGCTGATTCGCTGTGTGCAGCCGAGTCCTGATGTTCCCGCCGGCACCCGCGACCGGTTCCGCCTTGCCCTGATTGGCGACGTAGACGCCTAAAGGACCCGCCATGATCCAATTCTTCCATTCCGCCCAGACCGGTGCGCCGGTCAATGCCGGCACGGCAGGCTACGGCATTGCGCTGCTCGATGCCTGCCTTGTCACCGGCTTCAGCGCGAAGAGCGTCAGCACGATTACCGTTGCCGCCAACGTCGCGACCCTGACCACGGCCACGGCGCACGGCTTCGCGGTCGATGAGGCGGTGCTGATTTCAGGCGCGAACGAAGCCGCGTTCAACGGCACGTTCCGGGTGCTGAGCGTGCCCTCCTCCACCACGCTGACCTTCGCCCTCGTGACGGCACTGACCGCCGCAAGCGGTACGATCACGGTCAAGATGGCTCCGCTCGGCTGGGAGAAGGTGTACAGCGGCACCAACAAGGCCGCGTATCGCAGTCAGGACGTGACCGGTACCCGGCTGTATCTGCGCGCCGATGACAGCACCGCGCAGTACATGACGGTGACGATGTACGAAACCATGAGCGACATCGACACCGGCACGGGTGCGACCGGCCCGCTGTACTGGAAGAAGTCCAGCACCTCGGATACGACCGCGCGCGCCTGGCAGTTGATCGGCAACAGCACGGCGTTCTACTGGTTCAGCGACTGGCACGCATCCTACCCGCTGAAACCGAACGGCTACCTGTTCGGCGATTTCCCGTCGGTGAAAGCGGGCGATGCCTACCGCTGCATGCTGATCGGGCATGACGTGAGCGACCCGTCTTATGCCTATTCCAACTGTGATTTTCCGTATGGGCGCGGCACCACCCAGACCGAAGGCCAGCGCATCGCGCGCAGTCATTCGCAGCTCGGCGCGGCGGTCGCGTTTTATAAAGAGTGCGCCAGCAACAACAGCACCCTGGGCTACGGCAGTGCGACGCTGTACCCGAACGGCGCGGACAACGGCCTGCACCTGGCGCCGGTCCATGTGTTCGAGAGCGGGTCGAATGCCTGCCGGGGCCGTATGCCGGGGCTGTTCGCACCAATTGAGAACACCCAGGGCGCATTCCCGGCGCTGGATCGCACGATCACGATTGACGGCAAACGCTACCTCGCGCTGCGGGTCATCTACGACACGAGCAACGCCGGCAACTGCTGGCTGCTGTTCGATGGGGACTGGACGTGAGCGGCGATCCGTATTTTGCGTTTACGTCGCTGCTGCTGCCGATGTCAGCGGATTTCACCGACGCATCCGGCAGCCCAAAGACCATCACCGCCTACGGCAATGCGGCGATCAGCAGCGCACAGGCGAAATGGGGCGCGAACAGCGGCTACTTCGACGGCAGCGGCGATTATCTGGAGACGCCGTATAACGTCGCGTTTCATCCTGGCTACGGCTCATTCACCATTGAACTGTGGGTGCGCCCGGCGGCCATCGGCAGCGTAATGACCCTGTTTGCCAATCGCTGGATCGATGCGAACATCGGCAACTATCGGCTGTATATCAAAGCCGATGGCAGGTTGGCGTTTGATATGCGCGACTACTGGAGCGTTGGCAGCATCTTCCTGACCTCCTCCACGGCGCTGGCAGCGAACCAGTGGCAGCATGTCGCCATCTCGCGCGTGTCGGGGCGTGTGGATTGGGCGACCGTGGCCGAAAGCGGCGTGGCGCGGCTGTTCATCGACGGGAAAAAAGTCGGCGAGTATACAGATACCTATGCCTCACAAGTCGGCTTTGTCGGCGGCGCGGAATGCAGCATCGGACGCGGTTCGGCGACCATCCCGGACTACTTCTCCGGGCACATGCAGGACCTGCGCTACACCACGGGCATCGCCCGCTACATCGGTGACTTCACCCCGCCCGCCGCGGCCTTCCCGGCCGTTCTGGACCTGAGCTGCACTGCGACGCTGGAACCTGCCCCGCTGCGCTGCGCACCGGCAGCGATCTCGGGGCCGGCGGTTGCGCGCCTGCTGGCGGATGCCGTGGTCTGGGATAGCGCCGATGGTGGGGCTTATCGGATCGTGGAGCAGGTGACGCGCCTGAATACGCCCGCTCGCCGCCGAGTGCGGCTGTGCGACCAGGCCAGCGGGCGCGTGGTGCGCGAGGCATGGTCATCCGCCGATGACGGTT